CCCGGGATATTTGTAATACTCATTAGACGATCTCGCTTCCATAGGCATTGAATGAAAGATTTGCAGTTGATGCATAAACACGAATGACATCAGCAGCATCAACAGTAATTCCTAGAGTCAAAGCGACAACCGCATTTGGGTTCAATGTAGTGTCATAAATTAGATAGTCTTTTGTGGCAGTTGCCGATCCATTGTTTGATACGCTGATTCGATAAGTTGCAGATGTAGCGCCTCGATTGGTTACGACTAAGCTCGAAACCACTGTCTGCGTCAGCGCCGGGCATGTATAAAGTGTCGTTTCAGTCGTTGCCGCTGTTGCGACTTGACCCAAAATTTTGTAAGCAGTAGCCATTTGTTATGCCCCCATAAGTAGAAACGGACTGATCAAACCTGCAATGGTTAGTTCAGCGGCAGTGACTCGATTGTCGATCGAAAACACTGTTGAATCGATTGCGTTGCCCATTGTCGAAATAGCGGTTGCGCCATTCTTGACGTAATCACTCGACGTTGGCTCAGGCCATCCATAATTCGGACTTGTTGTTGCCATTTATTTTCTCCTATTCATATTCGAACCAGCGAATGCCAGCTGCTACATCCATCCAACGAGTAGCAGGATCGACGTCTTGCCAGCGCGTTGGTGTTATTGAGTAAGTCGCATCAGTTGTCGTCAGCGTTATAGCCGCCTCATATTGGTTGAAAGATAGATTCCAGCCTTCAACAAATCCCTGATAATCCGTGGCAAGTATTGAAGCAGGCAGATCAAGCATCTGAATTGGCTTGCCCATGTACATGCCCAAGAACACATCAATGTCAGCATTGGTCAAGAATCCTGAGTTGATTTGGATTGTAAAGCTCGACAAGTTTGTGTTTGGATTTGATCTGGTGGCAATGTATCGATCGGCTTGATATTGCGCTTCGCTCGTATGCTCTAACTCTGTCTGAATTGAAGCTGCTTGCAGACCATAAGCGGCAATTGATCCGCTATCGGTTGCGGTTACTGACTGCCCATTTTTGTAAGTCAATAACACGTCGTTGGTTATATCGTTCAAAGTCCGATTAGATGAAACGCCAGATGAGAGAATGTAAGAATTTGGAATGGTGAAATAGCCAAAATCTTGGACTTCATTTAATCGATGAGATTCATTGGCATAACCGACTTTCCCATCGGTTGTCTCGTAGATGTAGCCAAAGCCCATTTGAGCAAATGTCGCCGCCTGTGTGTAGCCATCGGTGGCACTGGCTGCGTGAGCTGTGAATTCATAGACGCCCGGTGTATCTACCTCATCGATAACCACGCCACATTCGGTCAAGATCGCCAACATTCGAACGTCGTCATATTCTTTTGGATATGCGCTAGTTCCAACCACTTTGCGAGCCATGAAAGCAAATGGGGCAACGGCAGTCAAAGTTTGTTTGACCACTGTACCTAGATCACCAGATTGTGAAACTTGATTGCGGATGTCGGTTAGTAATCCCGTGAACACGGTGACATCGACCGAGCTGGTGTCTTTTAACTTAACCGTTACCGTGTCATTGATTGCCCATGAATTGATCGTCTCATCGGTGTTAAGAATTTCAATGGTGGCATAACCTGCGCGAGCTTGTTCCCACACGCTTGTTCGCCAGTAGTACACATTGACATTCCAAAGCGTGTCTGATGTGTAATTAGTGCCGCCGACCGTAACCGTGGCATTTGGTAGCCAAGTCATTTTATGGCGCTACCACTCGTGATCCGCCAAGATTGTTGAAGCTGCCTGATGTTGTAGCTTCTCCACCTAGAACTTGATAAATGGTGCGAGCTGTACCGATTGGATCGATTGCGCCATTGACGGTGATATTGACTGCCGCTATTCCACCGCCGTCAAGCTTGCGATTGATTTGTGCGTCTGAGTACTTCAAATCTATGAATGGGATCACTTCTGCCGCAGTAGCTGCGACCCCTGCACTTTTGACCACGCCAGCCATTGACGGTGCTGCGGGTAGCACTGGGGTTGGTTTAATTGTGGCAACGCTGCCGCCTAGAACGCCTGAAATGCTGGAGTAAGTCGGTGCTTTATAGTTGTTATCACCCGGCAATGGAATGACTGGGTTTAACAATTTGAGATCAACGCCCGGGATGCGGTTCAAAGCGCTTAGTAATTCATTGATGCTTCGAATGATTAAATCAAGTGCAATTCTAAACGGCGCTAAAACAATCGTAATGCCTTTGATCAATCCAGTAACTACGCCTAAGAATCCACTCAATGATGATGCACCAGATGAATCAAAGACTTGAAAGAATGAATCGAACGTGCCAGTTAATTTCTTGATTTCGCTACCGAGTTTGAATGCAGTCGATGATGAATCTCCGAGTGCATTGCTGAATCCAGTTTTGCCTGAGAATCCGGCAATGATCAAATCAAGACTTGGTAACGCATTCAAGTTTAAGAAATTGATGAACTTCTCGACCTGTGGCAATAGGGCAAATCCCAAAGTCTCTTTGGCTTCATTAAATCCAACCTTGAGTTTGGCAATCTTTCCAGCGTAAGTCTCTGCATTGGCTGCGGCTGCTCCGCCAAATAATTCTGAAAGTTTAGTTTGTACATCTTTGAAGCTCATTGATTTTAGTTCGGCACTTGATAGCCCAATCCCTAATTTGCCAAGCGCCGCCGTATTGCCATCAAATGCTTTTCCTAGGCTATTTGCGACCGCCTCAAGTGGCTTTCCACTTTGTGTTGAAATGTCAATTGCAAGTGTGAGTAAATCTTGAGCTTTGGTAATATCATTTGTCGAAAGAGCTAGTCTCGCCAGAGCTGGACGAAGTTTTTCGTCGGTGACGCCAGTTGCCAGTGAAGTCTGGAGAATGTAATTCTCTGTAGCGGCGATCTGGGCATCGGTTGCACCCGTGGCATTGCGAAGCGCAGTCGCTAGCTTGATCTGAGCTTGCTCATCCTCGATCGCTGCTTTAACGCCATCGACTGCTAGCTTGACGGCGTATGCGGCGGCTGCTGCTCCAGCGGCTGCAAATGCCAGCGCTGCCTTTTTGCCAAATTCACCAATTTTTGACGCCGAATCTTCCACGTCATTATTAGCTGCTTTTAGCGATTTGTTTAGCTGATCAACATCAGCGAGAATCGATAGCTTTAAGGTTCTACTCTGTCCAGCCATCAAAACTCCTTTAGGATTTCGCTAAAAGCATTCTCCCATTTTGCAATGATATTTGGCTGCTCGGCTCGCAATGTCGGATAGATAAACCAGCCCTTAGAACCTCGACCTTGGCTGCCAGACCAGATTGGGAATTGCTTATATTTATTTGAACCAAATTCATATCCGCCCCAAAGCTGCTGTGTAGTGCCACCGCCTGAGAATTTCTGCGATGCAAAGCCAAATGAAAGTTCACCGATCTTTGATGATTTAGATACGCGTGATCCAGACGCAATTCTGTTGGCTGCGTCATTTGGGCGACGATTTGCGGCGCTGACAATCTTGCCCTGAACGTAAGTTGCTAAATCTCCACTGACAATTTTGGCTTGGGCAGTAGCTTCATCATCCATGGCTTTGAATGCCTTGAGTACGCCACGCAGATCACTTTTGTCGTAAGCGATCGTTTCCTGTGCCATTTCGCTTCTCCAGTATCTCGATCGCTGTAAATATATCCTCAGCCGATTCAAACTCTGACCGACTGAGCCCGGTAGTAATTGCCAAATCCCAAAGGATTCGATTTATACTTCCGGCGGCGTAACTTTTGGGGCTTGCTCATCACCGACTGTTATTTCGGCAACGGTTTCGCTCCAGATTTCGAAAGACTTAACTGGCTTACCAGCGGCTTCACGTTTCATGGCGTGATATGCCAAGAACATCAAATCGCCAATTCCAATCTTGTCTTGCGCCTGTGAAATGATGAAGCCAGTTTTGGTTTCCCATTTCGCCCACTCTGGCGGTTGCGCAGTGTAGGTCTCGCTGTTCCCTGCTGTGTATTCGATTGTGATTGGTAGTTTCATGCTCCCGGTCTCCTTTTGATTAGCTGATTGTTAGAACTGGTGTGGTCACGCATGTAAAGGCTAGTGAAACGGTCTGCGCATCTGGTGCAGTGCCGCCCGCTGATGGCAAGATTGGCTGCACTGTGAAAGCAAATGAAGCGCCTGTATCTGCGACAAATACAACGGGAAGCGGCGTCTGTGGCGCAGATGTAGCTGCTGTCCAAAGAGCTTCGCAAAGCGATGATGGCGCACCCCAGTCAGCAAGCATTTCAACCGCAAATGATCCTTGGGTGTCTGTTGTGTAATACGCTTTGCCATCTAGCGTTTGATAAGTGTTGATTGTTGAATCAACTGTCAAAGTCGCTGATGTAGTTTGAGCATCGAAATCATCACTGTCGATTGTGAAGTGAATATCTCTGCCCGTGATGATTGTTGTTGCCATGAGTTTTCTCCTTAGTCGGTGTAGTACGTTGAGACTTGCAAATCAGCCGTCAAGAATTTTCCTGTGCCGACTTCCAAAGGTGTGGGTGAACTGACATCGCCAACGACATAGCCGCCGGGCATGGTTGAAATGATTGAAATCATTAAATCTTCAAGATTGGTCAAAGCTGCCGCATTGCTTGAATAGCCAACTACGCCAGTGACCAGAAAATTGATTTTGACTTTAGTGGTTGCGCCATTGATCAGCGTACTTTCCAAATATGGTGAATCTGGAACTAGAACGATTGATGGGCTAGTCATTGCCTCCGGAATGCCGTTATAGACATTGGCTGCAATTGATGTCAGTGCAGTCTGTAAAGGTGTGCGGATATCAGCTTCGATGGTCATAAACACATCGTTTCGACTTCTAAAAATGGACCAAGTAGCCCGATGATGCGATTGCTCAAGCTGCGCCCAAGTACGAATGGCGATGGTTGAAATTGATCGCTCATGATTTGATTGCCCGGTGCTGTAACGGATTGGAAGACTTCAACGGCTACGACGAGAATTGCAGATTTAATGGGAGCAACGCCAGCGTATAGGTCGCCAGCGGTTGCCCCATCTATACACGCCAGCCCTGCCGGAATCTGGGGGATCGTGTAGGTGCTATCTGCCTCGATTGTTGCAGACGTGAAAACGAATGGCGTGATTCGATCATCGGTGACTGTCACTGTTGCGTCGTAATCGCCGCATCCAGTAATTACAACGCTTTGACCGGGCACAAAATAATTCACGCGCTGCGTTCCGTAATACGCAATTCCGTTTTCTACAAAGATGTCAGTGACTGCTGATTGGTAGCCCGTTAATAACGGCAAGACCGTCAATTCGGCGCTGTTTATCATCTGCTCCAGATAAGCGTCAGAATAAAGAGATACGGAAACGCCAAGGATTGATCGCAGTTCGCCCGCGGTGACTATCTGTGGCATTTCCGTTCCCTTCGTCTGCTCGACCGCATCCGGGAGCGGCTACGGTCGATGGTTAGTTTTTAGGTGAAGTTAAAGAGATTTCCACCAGCTGAGAGTTTGGTTGCGCAAGCACCGTACGAATTAAGTGAAATTTCCACTGTTCCGTCGGATGGCTTATTGACATCTAAACGATAGTTTCCGCTTTCATACCAAGTGAATGAATCTGGTTCTAAGACGACCATTGAATCATCGCCAGTTCCAGTGAATTCGCCTGAGTTATCAACGAAGAACGAAAGCCCAAGAACTACGCCGCGTTGACTCTGACCAGTTACTAGACCAGCTTGATTTTGTGGCTGATAAGCATTGAATAGCGGTGTTCCATTGTCGTTGTAACCCATGATATTTGACCATTGTGATGGTGATACCAAGATGTTACGTGCAAAGCGTTGAGTTCCTGCATAAACGGCTGCATTTGCGCGGCTAACGTATGCGATCAATCCTGCTGCTGTGTTAGCTGTTGGTGTGCCATCTGATGCGGCATCGGCTTTAATTTGAGCTGCAACGTATTTGTTTTGAGCAAATGCCATTGACGATCCCATGATACGAACGAGTTCATTAAAGAAATCTGGTGAGCTGCGTTCAATGATTTCTGTTGTCAATACGTTGCGTCCAGCAAAGCGAGTGATTGGAACGCTGATGAAGCTGGAGTTAATATCGGTATTAGTAACTGCGCCATTTTCTGCAACTGGATCAACTTCCGCGATCTGTGTGATCTTTGGAATTTCAAATTGAAGTCCTGCATCAGGCAATGTGCCACGGCTGATCGCATCAATTGCGCCGCGTGTTCCGTTGCTAAGTCCGTTAATGACTTCGGTGAGCTGGCGAGTTGGATTGAATGCAGGGTTAGTTGATCCAAGATTGTCATTTGTTGCTGCAATATAAATTGCAGAATCTGACATTGGATTCAACTTTGCCTTGATTGAGTGTTCCATCCATGAACCCATGTTCACAATTGGGTTGCGTGGTGATGTGTACATTGGAGCGGGACGGCTTGCTAGAACTGCGTGCTGTGAAGCCTCTACCGTTTCAACGGCTGGCGCTTCTTTTGTTTCGGTAGTGGTTTCCACTGGTTCTCCTTCGGTTGGGTTTTCTTCTGGTGTTACTGGTGTTTCATCGGTTGTCGCTGCGACGTGACTGACGCGAGCTTGATCGAATGCCGGTTTATGCGTTAATGCGACGCCAACTAATTCAGCAGAATTGACGACCATCGTTCCATCTTCATTGAATCCGTGATCTGATACATTGGCTTCCACTGAAAAGCCATCGCGCAATCCATCCATCGCTTCTTGAATAGCATCTGATCCAGCGTTTGTCTTTGAAATTTTGAATGTTGCATTGATTGATTTGCCATCTGGTGATAATTCCATCCCGATGCTTTTCCCAATCGGTCTTGAAGAATCGTGTTCAAGGTTAAGTTTTACGGATGCTGGTACAAGTGATCCAGCCTTGAATAAGACTTTTCCAGTCGATGCATTTGCTGGCGTATCGAATTGAACGATCTGACCAGTGATAGTCCGCGTCTCTGAATCGGCGGCTGTGATTGTGAATGGTGTCAGTATTTTCATCGGATCATTTCCTCTGCTTTTCTTATTTCCTCTACACTCAAAGCGCCAATGCGATTGAGAATTTCATATATCTGAACGCGCTCAAGATTTGATCCGCGCAAGTAATCATCCAACGCATATTCCACGCGCTGCGTTGATGGCGTAAAGTCCGGCATTGACAATCTTTCGGTCATGCTATTCATCAGCGGAATCAATGAAAAGTCCAGCAATGTTTGACGTGTGGTTGTCGCGTTGCTGTACGTCATTGATGATCCAGTTTCAGCATCGATAAAATAAGCCGGAATGCCTAAAGCCCTGGCTAATTCGGTGGCGATGTACGAACGGGCAGCCGCTAACTGTAACTTTTCAGGATCGAATCCTAAAGTCTCCAACGAAATATCCGCGTTCAAGAATGCAGTCGAACGATTGCGACGGCTTGCACCCCAAGATTCCAAAAGTTTTGCGATTCGATCGGCTGGCAGCGCAGTGCCATTTGATTTCAATACCATTTGCGGCACTGGTTCGCGTGCGTACATTGCAGCTGCGCGTTCTAATTCAGCGCCAGTGCGAATGGTCATTCCAGCGCGATTGAGCAATCCTTCATCGTTACCGTAAAAGACTACAAGTGATCCGACGCCTGAAAGCGGCAATGGTGTGTGACCATCAATTGAATAAGATTCGATTTCGGTTGAATCTGAATTTGTATTGATTGTTATTCGATCAGGTGCAATTCTTTGAACGCTGCGAACGCGCTGCGTGTCTGCAAATAATTCGGTGATCTGCCAATAGGCATAACCGCTAAAAAGTAAATCTTCTAAAGTCCAGACATACGTCGCGACGCCCGGGATACGTGGATCAGGTGTGCGAATGACGCGCGGTGTATCAACCTTCATGCCAGTCATGCGATCGATCACATTTAATTCAATCGATGCAATTGATGAGCAAATTAAATTGCGACCGCGAGCAATTGCCGGAACGCTCATCGCCTCTTGACGTGTAGCTGTTCGATTACCGCGAAAGAATGGCGATAAAGAATCAAGCGAAGTTACTGGAGCAAGAGAAGCAGAGACGTCGTATGTGGGAGCTGTGACGGATGTGTTTCGAACAAAGATGTCTCTGATTCCCATGCACGAATTCTCTCAAGGGTCAAGGATCAACCCACTAATATGTCAAACTCGGTCTCTGGGCGTGTCGCGTAGAACGTGACGAGACTTGTCGCAACGGCAGCGCAAACCGCCGACTGTGACGCCCTGCGCCCTATTACCCACCCGCCATCGCCGCGACGCAATTGCACCGCTGAAAGCATTTGAGTCGTCAGCTCTGGTTGCCCTCGATGTCGAAGCCGACCGCCATTGATAGCGCCCAGCAGCATGTCGCAGCTTTGCGGGTAATCGCTGTCCATGTCCAGAATCGGAATTCCCGCAGGCTGCAATCGAGCAGCTACCGCGCCACTGGTTCGACGGCTGTACAACAAATACTCAATCGGATATTCGCGGCAATACTTAGCGGCATCATTGGCAATTTCTCGATCATCAAGCTGAACGCCATTCTCCCAAGTGTGCAGTAGCTTGACGACAAATTTCTCATCGCCTAATTTCTGCGCACCAACTAGCGCGGCAAATCTGCGATCTGGTGAGCAATCGATCGCTAGCCATGTCAGCTTCTCGGTATCCAAGTCAGCCTCAAGATCGGTGCATTCATTCCATTCAGCTGCTCCAACCACACTGGAGATTGT